CATCACGGTCAAGGCCATGTCGTCCTGGATCGACCCGAACGGTCTGCTCATCGAAGGCGAAAAGACCACCCGCACGTTTGCTCTTACCGGCGACCTGCTCACCGTGTGGCCGAAGCTGGAAACCGTCCACCCGTAGTCATGGTGTACGCTGTGACTGTGAATGTGCCCGCCTAGCAATTCACAGCCATGAGATGAAATGCCCCGCACTCGAAAGAGTGCGGGGCATTTTGGCGTGTAGGCTATGAATCATGGAACAGTTGATTACCCCTAATCCCAATATCCCCGCTGAACAGGGGATGTGTTTGCAGTATGTGAGGCAGGCTTTTGGCAGGCCAGCCGTAAGCCCCAGGGCAATTGATGCGTGGAATAAGTCAACCAGCAAACACTATGACACTAATTTTCCTGAGGGGTGTTGGGTACCGCTCTGGTTCAGTATTGCCACGGTGCCAGCCGGACATGTGGTGCTCAGGGCACCCGACAACACTGTCTGGTCAACCAGCGATAACAACCCGAGCCCCGTTCACCACCATTCATCCCTGAATGACCTCATGGCCTACTACGCCTATTACGGTTTGCCGTTGACGTATCTCGGGTGGACGGAAGATATCGACGGTTTCCCCGTAGTACAGTTGAACAACCAAACACAGGAGGATTTAACAATGGCTAAGCTCGATAACGATGACAGGCTTTTCATTCAGGAACTTGTCAACGGTGCAATTAGGCAGATTTGGGGAACCGCACAGGTTACGCAAGAGCTTATTCAGGGTAAAACAGTTCCCGGCAATGTGGATGTTGACGCAATTGTGAAGCAGATCAACGACGACGCGGCACGGAGAATGGCACAGTGAACGCCCTCACCGACCCGCCGATTGACTCCGCATTCGGGTATGACCATAACTACGCGGCGTGGGCACCCAATAGCAGGGTGACACTGTGCAAAGTGAATTGGAATACGTCATACCGTGACGCCGTGTATTTCGCCGGTAAGCGGGACGCGTTGAATACGTTCATTGACACAGCCGGGGGCGAGACTGTCACCATCCTTGACGCCGTATATTTGAAACAGGGCCAGCCAATTGACCTTGACATTCCCTTTGCTGTTGCCAACGAAATGAACTACCTGCGTGTCTATAACCCGGCACAGCCGATTACTTCCCCTGGTGGTGCTGACAAGGCACAGTACTTTTACTACTTCATCACTAACGTTGAATACATTGCTCCGAATAACACGCGGTTCAATGTTCAGTTGGATGTGTGGCAGACATACATTTATGACATTCAGCTAGGCCAGTGCTTTATTGAACGTGGGCATTACGGGATTGCCGCTGATAATGCGTTTGACGAATACGGGCGAGCATTCCTCAACATTCCTGAAGGTATCGATATTGGTGGTGAATACACCATTGCTAAGAACTGGTCACACAACATTGCAAGTGCACGCGGTGTAGAAGATTACGACGTGCTGATTATGACCACAGTCAAAATGACTGGTGATCTGGGCGACGTCAATAACCCGACATTCCAGACAGCAACGGGCAGCATGATGGAAAACCTCCCGAGCGGGGCAAACATCTACCTTGTAGAATCCGGGCATTTCCTAACATTCATGCAAGCCATTAGTGATAAGCCGTGGATCAGTCAGGGCATCATTTCCATTACAGCTATCCCCAATGATGCCGTCACCCGCTATAGCCTCATCACCAGTGACATTACATTCCCCGGCATGCCTGCGGGTAGTGTGAAAGACATCATGATTGGTTCCGCTAAGAACCCAACAATGGTGATGACGGATAACTGGCGTGATGAAGCACTGACCTACATTCCTGCGCAGTACCGTCACTTGAAGAAACTCTTGACATTCCCCTACATGGCTCTTGAATTCACCACCTATTCAGGTCAGCCGGTCATTATCAAACCTGAGTCATGGGATAGTGCAGACGCCATGTTTGTGGAACTCCCGCACTTGGTGCCGGGTAGTGCAAAGATCATGTTCTACCCCGTAGGCTACAACCGACGCACAGGCAGTGCAGCGGATGAGGACGGGATGGGGATTCGGAACGACGCGGGCGAGTTCCTGGACCACGCAACCAGCATTAGCAACTTCCCGACGTTTTCCCTGGTGAACAACTCTTATACGTCGTTCATGGCGAGCAACCGCAACGGCATTGCCTTTCAGCACCAGTCGGCGGATTGGTCACAGCAGCGTGCGCAGATGGGGATTCAGACATCCTACGATCAGGCCGCCTCGGGCATGGACCTGACCAACGAGCTCAACCGGCTGAACGTGAACGCCGCGACACAGTCCACCACCCTGGCAAACCAGACAGCCGGATACAGCAACCTACAGGGCGGCATGAATTCCCTGGTGCACGGCGGTATGTCCGGTAACCCAAAGGGTGCTGTGAATGGTGCTATGGGTTTCCTCAACTCAGGCATTTCACAGGCCATTACACAGAACCAGAACAACCAGTCACTGAACATTCAGACACACCAGATGAACGCGGCAACAAACGCCACCGTTGGTAACGCATCGTTCATGGCGGACACCAATAAGCAGTACGCGAACTTTGCCGCGAAGGGCGACTATCAGAACAGCATCGCCGGAATCACCGCCAAGGTACAGGACGCAAAACTCTTACAGCCATCAACCAGTGGGCAGACAGGCGGGGATACGTTCAACCTTGCCAAGTATCAGTGGGGTGTTGACCTGAAACTCAAAACCCTACAAGGCGCAGCATTGAATCAGGTAGCAGGGTACTTCATGCGGTTCGGGTATCAGATGAATGTGTGGGGAACACTCCCCGCCGATTTCCATTGCATGGACCACTTCACGTACTGGAAACTCCGGGAAACATACGTCACCAGCGCTAAATGCCCTGAATCATTCAAAGAATCCATACGGGGCATTTTTGAAAAGGGTGTTACTGTATGGAAGAACCCAAACGACATAGGAGCAATCCCCATGACAAGCAATATGCCCTTGGCAGGTATTCACATTGGCTAAGTCAGAACTTTCATTCACACAGTTTGACGCGTCGTCCTGGGGTTACAACAGTGACCCGCAAATGACTGACCAAATGTTCACGGAACAAATGTATCTGACCACGCTGTCAGAATTGTGTGTGAACCGTTTCCAGTGGGAAGGCCTGCCTGAAGAAATTGATCACAGGTTTGTTGAACTGAACCTCCACAACCGTGGGTTACTGGTGTTCTTTTACGACGATGACAAAAAGGGCGACGGCGGTAAATATTTTGAAAAGTATTTTTGTCTACGGGCGTCAACACAGGGGCCAATCAACATGTACGACAACCCTACGGAATTTCACGCGTACGGGAATCAGATGATTGAACGTGACCTCAACGCGAGGGAATGCGTCCCGATCTGGGCGAACAGTTTGCGCATTCCGCAGCGTCAGGCCATTGCCATTTACGCCCGTAAACTGGCAAAAATTGACCGGACCATTGATATCACCGTTGAAAACCTAAGGTTCTCCCGGCTGGTGACAGGCAACGCTAACCAGCGTAATTCACTGGTGAACATTATGCGGAACATTGATGAAGGAAAACCCATTGTTTACACCACACCTAACTTTGATCCGGCATCTGTACAGGTACTTGATTTGGGTGTACACCCGGACTTGCTACCGAAACTTATGGACGCCCGCAACAGCCTATGGAATCAAGCAATGGGATTCCTCGGTATCAATAACGCAAACCAAGACAAACGCGAAAGACTCGTAGCATCCGAAGTGCAAGCCAACGACGAACAAGTCCTAGCCGTACGCGCAACCGCACTCAACGCCCGGCAATACGCCGCCGAACAAATCAACCGAATGTTCGGCCTCAACGTATCCGTCAGCTACGACCAAACGGCGTACATGTCAGCACAACCCGAGATGCCAGACGCGGAAGGAGACACCAGTGGGAACGTTCACAGTGACGCTACAGGAAGCAATTGACCTGGACACACCCGTTCACGGGACGCCGTATCAGGCTGTTGGTTTGGACACGTACCCTATCTTTGATGAAGGCTACCGACAGTACCTGAATGACAAAATCATTGCGCACTACAATGAACAGGAAATAGGCCACGAGACTATTTCCATGTTCCGCTACGCAATGCGCCGCAAAATGAATGAAATCATGCCACTCTTCAATCAGCACTATGAAGCGTCCATGATCACCATTGACCCGCTCCAAACCATCAGTATCAAGAACCTGTCCACCGGCACCGAAACCAGTGCCACGGAATCCACCACCGACGCGGGCGGTCGCGTCGTCGCATCCCAGACACCCCAGGTCAGGCTCGCGGGGAACGGCGACTATGCCACCAGCGCCCAGGACAGCAACAGTAAGACCACGGCAGACGGCACTGCGAACCAGTCACAGAACACGGAAAACGATACGACCGGGTATTCGGGTAACCCGGCTGAATTGATCCTTTCCATGCGTCAAGCTTTTGTGAATGTCGATATGATGGTGATCGACCAGTTACAGGAATTGTTCATGATGATCTGGGATAACGGGCAAGAATATACGAAAGGTTTGAACTATGGTCTACAATCCTGGGGTCTTTACCCCTTTTACTACTAACGTCGGAGATTTGACGCGGGTAACACCGTTCACGCACAGGGACAATGAAACGTTTCTCCGCATTCTCTCGGGAATGGTGAACTACCTCAAAGAAGATGGAACGTTTCTTACCGAAGTGCATAATGAAATGCAGCGCGTCATTGATGAATTCAATGACGGGTTGCATGAATGGGACGGGCGCTATGTTGCCCTGATGCTTGCACTACAGGATCAGATCAAGGCACTCAATGAAGCAGCGTTTGCCCCGCGTCAGGGTGCAACGACGGTGTATGTTGACCCGGTCAACGGTCTGGACACTAACGCAGGCACCATGCTCGCGCCATTCAAGACGGTGACTAAGGCGATTGACGCCGCCGAATGGGGTGCGCAGACGGCTGACACGATGTGGACTATCCAACTCGCACCCGGCACGTATACCGAACGTGTGACCATGTCGAAGTTCACGCCGTTTAACCTGAATGTCACCATTCAGGGGCCGATTGTTCCTCATCCTGCCGTGCCTATGGTGCTCTTTACCGAAGGTATCAACACGGTTGCCGCCGCTATGAAGAATGAAAATCCGAACCTTGTTCTCACGGTGAACAGTGTCAAGTTCCTGGGGTACAACGGTTCATCCTCCAGCGCCGGTATCAACAACGCACAGGGCCGCTTGTTCTGTGTGAATGTTCACGCTGAACAGTGCTTCTACGGCGTCAGTTCGGTGCACGGTGAACTTGACGTCAAGGGCGGTTTGTTCAATAACAACGGGCGGTTGCCTGACGGCTCCGGCTCGGGTGCCGGTATCCGGTCGCTGATGGGGAACCGTCACAGCATCGGGACGCAGGGTAAGGGTGATCTGACGGCGGGTCCGGTGTTCACCAACAACCGCTACGGATTCTTCGCACAGGAAACGTCCACCGGCCACACGGACTGGTGCACCTACACGGACAACGAAACCGGCGTAGTCCTCAGGGTGAACGCGAGAGCCAATATTGATGGGTCATCGTTTGCGCGGAACCTCACCGACATTGCCGCTGACGGGTCAGGGCACGCCTATATTTCGGATGCTGTGACGTTCGGTGCCGGGGTGAACAAGTCGAATGAGACGACACGGTTCACGGCAGGTTCCAACACGACCACGGGTAAGGCCGTGGCAGGGCAGGACACAGCCGCTACCCGGAGTGAACGCGTCCTCGCTGGCGTGTACACGCAACAGGCTGTCACGGGCACCACAGACACTGTTGTCGTTGACAGCTACACACTGTCAGCGCCCTGGTGGGGTGATATTCAGCGCTCCAGCGGGACGCCGGTCAAGCGGGTCAAGATCCGTGCGGCGGGCACCATCACTGGTCCTGGTGGTACTAAGCAGATCACCCTGAAATTCGGTACCAAAACGGCGTCGGTCACGTTTGTTGCCAGTGAGGAAGGAACGTTCCTGTATGAAGGCGTCATTGTGTTTGCGGCCCCGGATCGGCAGATCATCACAGCGGAAGCGCGGCGGCACCTTGCCACCAGTCCCCGCAACACCGTGTCCGTGACCAATCAGGACATGACGGCAGACCAGTTGATGCTGTTGCAGGTCACTTTGGGCAGCGCGTCAGATACCGTGTCCTTTGAGTACGTGGAACTCATCCACGGATAATCGCCCGGACCGGGAGCCCCGGCTGGCAACTTTCTAAATAATTATGGTCCCGTGTATTACACGGGGCCATAATTGTGTTAAACTCATACCAGAAGCAAGGAACACCGGAAAACAAACAAAGGAACACACCATGAAGGCATCGGGCAACATCACGATCGGTAAGACGGTAGAGCGTCACATCACTGAGGGTAGCCTCACGCCCGGTGCCGTGGTCAAGTTCTACGGTAAATTCGCCCCGGCTCGCTATGAAGGACAGGACGTGAAAGTCATTGGATGGGTTGCAGAGCGCGGCGGCTACAACCTGATAGTGACCACGGGTAAAGGTTTCCGCGATTCCGTCCGCTGCCCTGAAGGCTCCAAGGTTGGCGTCTACGCAGACCAGGCCGACGCGCTGGCAGACTTCAGTGCTTGATCTTCAAGCACACCTTGACCACCTGCTAAAGGCAGGCCCTGAAGATCAGGTAGAGCTACTACAGCGGGTAGCCGCCCTAGCATGGAATGCTGGTTATAACGCCGGTCTAGAACAGTCACAGACAATGCCCTACACGCCTAACCCGTACTCAGCAAAATAGGAAGGGGAACACAATGTTTGCCGTCATGGGGTACACAGTGAACGGTGTAGAGCCGGAATCACACCTCGAAACAATCCAAGCCGCAAACAACCGGTTGCGCATGTTGAAGAAATACCACCCCAACACACCATTCTGGGTCGAGACGCTCGACACCGAAACCACGCAGGAATGCGATGAAACACTAATCCTCCCGCGATACCAACTATCGCTAGACGATTGACCCGAATACCCCGTATCAACAGATACGGGGTATTCTTACGTCTATGGCTATGGATTACGGCATTAAATACGTGGAAGCGCTCCCAGGTGATTTGGTGAGGCTTCATTATTCGGATGGTAAGAAGGTGCTGGCGTACCCGGATGGTAAGGGCAGGTTTATTTCCGGGTCTGCTGATTCCGGTCCGTTTCCGGGGACGTATACGCCCTGGACACCGCCCCCGCCTCCGTCTGATCCGCCTCCGGCTGGTTCATGGGTGATCCCCCTGGAGGGGGCGACGATGACGAGTGGGTTTGGGATGCGTGCCGGGGGTTTCCACTACGGGGCTGACTTTTCCACGACGACTGCGCCTACGGGTGGTGATGTGCACGCCGTGACGGACATGATTGTCACTATGGCGGTGGACGCCTATGAGGGTGGGAACGTCACGGCGGGGACTTTTGTCAAGGGTCACACCCTGGACGGTGCGTACACGTTCGCCTATTATCACGGGGCAGATAATACCCTTGCCGTCCATGTCGGAGACACCGTCACCACAGGCACGAAACTCTTTGTCGAAGGCGCAACCGGCAACGTCACCGGCACTCATTGCCATTTCGAAGTCAGCATTGGTAACCATCCCGACCCGTGGCCCCCGCCGTATAACTACGGCGTCCAGTTCATCGATCCTCTACCTTTGTTGCGGTCGCATGGGGTGAACGTATGAGTGCCCTCGCAGAACAGGTGACGGCTAAGGGTGCTGATCTGCCCTACTACAATTTCGACAGGGTTTATAGCTACAACGCTGTGTTCAATTTTATTTGTGGTGCTCGTGGCTTGGGTAAAACCTATGGGGCCAAAGACAAGGTCATCAAGAAATTCCTACGCGCGGGTGAACAGTTCATCTACCTGCGTCGTTTCAAGACGGAAATGCGCGCGGCCAAAGCATTCTTTGACGACATAGCACACACCTTCGAGGGAATGCTGTTCAGGATGAATGGTGACCAATTCGAGGTTTGCCGTGAACCGCAAAAGGACCGGAAAAAAAATCTCTGGGAAGTAATGGGTTACGCCATTGCCCTGTCTACTGCGCAGAATCAGAAGGGCCGCGCATTCCCCCTGGTGCGGACAATCATCTTTGACGAATTCATCATTGAAAAAGGTCTAGTGCATTACCTGCCTGATGAGGCAACGGTTATGACTAACTTCTATTCAACGGTTGACCGTAACCGTAACAATACCCGTGTATTGTTTCTTGCTAACTCGATTAGCATTGAGAACCCTTACTTCATCAAATACAAGATTCGCCCGGATAAAGTCGGTGATCTTATTGTGCAAGCTAAAGGATTCATTGTTGCGCACTTTGTTGACTCTAAAGAATTCAATAATGAAGTATTCAAAACCCGGTTCGGTCAATTCATTGAAGGCACCGACTACGCAGACTACGCCCTGGGCAATGAGTTTGCTGACAACCATGAGCTCATGATCGGGCGTAAACCCTCCGATAGTGAATACGCTTACACCCTGGAAACACGAGACGGAACATTCAGCGTGTGGTTCCACCGCAAAGAAGGTCACTACTACTTACAGGAAAAACGTCCCGGGCAGGAACTCAAATACACGCTACTACCCAATAAGGTAGACAAAGATAACCGCCTACTCATGAAAAATGATGACATACTGAGAATGCTCAGGGCCGCATTCAAAAACGGTCTCATGTACTTTGACGAGTCACACACCCGTAATGCTATGCTCAACGTGTTTATATAAACTGAATAGTAAGGTCTCACACAATGTCAAACATTTATGGCAATCAGGATAGCCGTCCGCTAGTCCCCGCCACGAGCACAAACTCACACGTATATTCGCCGTCCGCGTCGGACGTCAACCCGCGTCAGATTGGGCCGGTCACCACAGCCGCGAGCGGGGGAGTTGCCGCTGCTGGTGTTCTCTCATGGCTGGTTGAAACTTTCGCACACGTCACCGTGCCAACGGAAGTACAAACGTATATCGGCATTCTCTTTGTCATTGCCGCTGGCCTCGCTGTCAAGCCGCGTGGTAACGGTGCACACGCATGACGCCAGTAAATGAAGCTCCCGCACAGCCGCAAATTGTCACCAGCGTTGACGTAGCCGTAGCCGTACTCACGGAAAAAGTCACACAGGTAATCGGTGACCATGAACGCCGAATCAGTGCACTGGAAAACCGCAACGATAACGGATCGGGCAGACTCGCCGCTGTCTTTGCCCCGATCATTGCCACTATCGCACTGGTGATGATGGTTGCCGACAAAATCAAATGGAACTAAGGAAACACTAATGACCATCGTTGACTACATGACAAAAGGCGAAAACGTGCACTCAGGGCCACTCGTTGAAATCCCCGGACCAGCAGGAACACCCGGACCCGCTGGCCCCGCAGGACCCGCAGGAACACCCGGACCCGCAGGTCCCGCAGGGCCCGCAGGCGCTACAGGACCGCGCGGGGCAGACGGTAGCGCTGCTATTGCTGACGCCGCCGTAGCGGGGAAAGTATCAAAGAACACTGTCTCATATCTCGTTGACGATTTCGCAACCATCGCATGGGACGGTGTGACCGACGACACAGCAGCGTTGAACGCCGCGTTCACAGCGATCTACGCGCTCAACCCGAAAGCCGCTGTCACCCTCCCCGCTAAGACAGCCAAAACAACGGACACGCTCCGGTGCAAATCACCGCTCAACGGTGCAACAGCAACCATTCAGTACTACGGTACGGGGGACGCCCTGGTGATCGGTGATGACAGCACCCCCAACAAGGTCACGTTCACCAGTGAGTTTTACCTCCCAAGCGTCTACAACATGTCCCGTGTTACAGGCTGGGACGGCACCAGTGCCGGTGTACGTATGGTGAACCTCAACAGTTGTGAAGTGTGGGCGTCACGTATTCAGGACTTTGAATACGGTCTTATTGCTTACGGTAAAGGCGGTGGGTTTGCTTACAATGACGTCCACTTTGGGTACCTGAAAGACAATCACATCAACTTCCTGGCCGACGCTGACACTACCGGCTGGTCAAACCAGAATAACTACTACGGTGGCAGGCTCGAAGTCACCAGTGCCAAAGGGTCAACCTTTGACGACATCA